CCACCTGTTGGGCTAGCTATTCTTTGAGTACCATCTCTTTTTAAATATATAACACTAGGCGAGGTTTGAATAGTTATAGGAGGTAAAGGTTTAGTAACACTACCAGATGTTGTAAACTCGTCTGGTCCATTAAGTCCTGCTCCAGCTAAAGCTACACCCGCTACTGTTGAGGGCAAATTAGCTAATGCAGGAGTACCTGTATGAAAATAAGTATTATATTTAGGTACATCAGTGAGTGTATTATCATTTTTTAAGTATGCTACCACGTGGTATGAAGTTGCTTTTTCTAACCCAGTTAATGTTATAGTATCATGCTCTCCATTATTTGAATCAATAAACGTTGGGGCAGGGTTAGTCGCAGCTAATACATGTGAATTCATATAACTTGTATTACCGTGAGGAGTAATCATATCAGATGTTTTTATAAGAAAAATACCGTGTTTACTAAAATTTTTAGTACCACCCCCACCTGTCCACTTTACTTCTACGTCTGCAGTTGATTCAGTTATATTATCTATTTTTATTATATTAGGAAAAGCCCTACAACCTGCTCTACAAGTATGATTAGAATGATCTGATTTATCAAAAGAATCAAAAAATGGTGTTGAGAATCTAAATACATCGGTTGATGGACCTTCACCTTGAGAAAACCCACCTGATAAAGTTTGATTAAAACCATTATTACTAGTTACAAAATAAAAATATTGTGTATCAGATGCTAATTTAGGATTACTACCTTCACCCATTTTAATACTAACTATATTATCTTGAGCTGTTAAATCATTTGCAGAATTAACTGTAATTACACCAGAGTCAGCATTAGGAGTTGCTGTAGCATTAGCACCGCCAACAGCACCTCTACATTGTTGTCTCATATATGCTTTTGTTGTGGTTTTAGTTCCAGAACCTAAAAAGCTTGATGCACTAGGTACATCATCTTTTTTCATATAATAAAACTTAGGAGTCATATTAACTAATCTTTTATTAGATCCTCCATTATCTCCTTCTTTAGCAACAAAAGTGCAACCAAAAGCTGTAACAGGCTGCGGATTAGGTTCTAACTGAGGTACCGGTAATCTTGTTCCAATACCTGATGTTACACTACTAGTTCCTGGTAATTTAATTCTTACTACTCCTTTACCGTAATCTCCTGTTTGATTATCTGCTTGTGCTAAATGTAAAGTTGTTCCTGTACCGGAAAGTTTTACATAGGCAATATAAAATAATAATTTACCATGTTCTCCTGTAAATGTTTTTTGTGCAGACCATAAAGGTGTTTGACCGGCTGAACCTTGTTGTCCTAAAAAGCTATTTAATAAAGCTATACTATTAGGTGTATTACTTGTAACAGTGCCACTTACAGCAACAAGAGAACTAGCTGTACCCGCTGCTACACTATCCATAGCAGTTTTTTGAGCAGCTGTATCAGTTGCATCAGCTGTAGCATATATAAATCCAGCCTCTGTTAATGTTGGTGTATTTGAAAGTTGAGCAAAAAGTTCTCCATTAAGAGTTGCAACAGGTTGACTGCCTGTTATAGTAACGCCGGTAGCTTTTAAAGTTTGAAGCTGTGGCGGATCGTTTACTCTACCTAATTTAGGTGGACCAAGTACAAAACCAAAAACATCATCTTTACCATCAAATTCAACAAAAGGCATAGCATAGTATTCTTTTCTTTCCATAGGTAAAGTAGAAGATACTCTAGAAACACCAACTCCAGGGTTAGTAGCTGTTATATCAGCACCATATTGTACTTGAAATCTACCCGCTTCAACTTTACCAGATGTATTAACAATAGCTTTATTATTAATATCAACTGTATAAAGAGATCTTGCTATTCTATTATTACTAGGATCATTACCTCTATTTCTTTGTAATATTAAACCTTTTTTATTTGCGTTTGTTCCATTACCAAGAGCTATACCTTCATCCTGTGATGTAAAATATACTCCAGCTCTAATAGGTTTGTCACCATCTACTATTCCTTGTTGAAATGCAATAGTAAAATCAACTTGTATTTTACCGCTTATAAATTTTATTTCATGCGACGTGATTGTAACTGGAACAGCAGGGTCTGAAGCGCCTGCTTTAAAATCTCTAACAGCAGGGCCTACTCTTTCATAACCTTCACCGTGATTAGTTACTCCAAAAGGCATTACATATATAATCTCATCTTTAGTGAGTGTAAAACCTGCTATATTTGAAGTATCTAAATCAAATTGTTGAAAATCTCCCATATAACCTACTCTTTCCCATAAAGTTTTAGCTCTATATATATCAGGATTATCTACAGCTCTTTGCCATTCTATATCTATAAATCCGTCAGCTCTACCATTAGTAGGAATATCAACCTGTGTTACTGTTCCAAACCCGTTTGAAGAAGCTAAAAGTTTTACAACCGTGTCTACACTAAATTCTTTTTTAGAAAAATAAAATCCTCTTTCTTGTCTATTATTACTATACCAAGTATCTCTATCTAATCTTGCTTTCATAACAACAGAAGTACCATTTTGATCAAAAGGAAGAATAAATTCAGGCTTAGGTAATTGTGCTTTAGGTTTTAAATTAGGATCTGTGCTTGCTGTAGCGGGATATGTAACTATATTTCCAACTTCTTCAACTGTACCAGATTGACCTGTTCCGCCAAATGCTTGAACAAAAATTTTATCATCAAAAGTTATATCTAACGTTGCAGAAAAATTTTTTTTATCTAAATCAAGTTCATATTTTTTAGAAGTGCTTGGCCTAAATTTTCTAAATTCATCTGTAGTTATAATTTCAAATTTATCTTTTGGTAAAGCACTTGTTAAAGTTTGTAAATTACCAGATGAAAAACTAACTGTATCTGTACTTTCTGTTTTATAAACAAAAAACCCTTTATACGTTAAATCAACTCCTCCATTAGCAATACATCCTAAAACAACTTTACCATCAAGTGTCACATGATTTTCTGGAGTTATTGTTACTAAATTTATTTGAGGTCCTCCAGGTGTATTTGCAATATCTTGTACTACAAAAGATTCTATATCATCTTGGCCCAAAGTATCTGTAGCAAACTTTTTTTGGTTACCTATATCATTTTGTGCCCACGCAATATAATAATATTTTTTAGTTAATGTTAACCCTGTTACTTCTGTTTCAAAATCAAAACCATTTATATGAGAATCTACTAAAGTTCCTCCAGATACAATTTGACTTTTATCAGTTATATCAGTATCAGATTGTATATAATAAAACCCTCTTTCTGTAAAAGGTAAACTTCCAGATTTAGATGTACCTCTTAATGTAACAGCACCAGCTTGGCCTTTTAATCCCGTAGCAAGTTCTGTAGTAACCTCTGGAAAAGCAGCTATAGGATCTATAGTTGCAGTTGAATTAGATATTGACGTACCTATTGTTGTTTGTGGATGAGGTCTAATTACAGTTATATCTCTTTCTTGAAAGTTTCTACCATATACAACAGTATTACCAGAAGAATGGTCTGCAGCTCTAAATATGTTTAGGTCTATTTTCTTAGGTTCGTTAACGCTATCTGTAAAAAATAGCATATCGTCAACAATGTTTATTCCTGTAATTAAATTACTAGGGTGAAACTTAAGTATATTACTTGCCATATTATAATTCTGTATAATCTATTATAGCTTCTGGAAACGCAACAGAGCTTTCATACGCATTAATTAAATTAAATTTTAATTCTGTTCCTGATTCTATTATATCACCTTCTTTAAAATTTAATGGTAATAAATATTTATTTTCAACAGAGTTAATTTTAATATTTGTACTTGGTGTAAAAGTTTTTTCATTGTCTAATCCTGCAAAATATAGAGGATTAATTTTAGCTATAGCCATATTAATAATTATAAGTTATAGTTACTGTATGTGTAACAGAAGAATTACCAGAACCGTTTAAAACGCTAGGATCTGCTTCAATCATTATACCAGGAGTAGTACCAAATACAGCGGGACATGTATCAAATACATAAAAATCATAATCAGTTCCTGCTGTTTTACCTGAAATAGAAACTGCAACTTTTGTAGCATCGAAGCTAGGAAAAGTATCAAATGCACCTGTTGTATTTGAAAAAGGTATAATAGCTATACCTTTATTACCAGATTCCATAGGCCCTATTTCTATATTTGAAAAAGATGTTCTCGAACCTCCTTCATTATATGCAAACGATCCAGAACTAGATTGTGGTAAAAATGGAGTTGTACCTGTACCTGTTTTAGCAAAAGCAGGTTGTATTATTGATGTAAAAGTTGTAACACCACCAGGATTACCAACTTTAATTTGTATTGTAGCATCAGTAAAATTTTCTACTAAACCACCTGTTCTACCTGATATAGTCATTGTATACATACCAGCTGTTTGTGTCGCTAAAGAACCAGAACGAAATGACCCAAATCGTATATCCCCAGTAGTAGCTGCAAAGCCTAGTTGGCTCATTGCTGCTGTAGTATTAAATACCGCTGGCCCTGAAACTAAAGGAGCATTTAATTGCGTTTGGTGGTTAGTATTACATGCTGCTGGTGGGGTTGGACAAAATGTAGAATCTTGATCCATAATAACAGCTTGATCTGTATATAATCCTGATGATTGTGTAAAACCAAAAACAGTAAAATAAATTTTATTGTCTGATTTTATAATAGGGCCATATCCTACTTGTTTAGAATCATTACTCGTTCCACTAGCTCCTGTATCAGGCCCTATAACAGGATGAACATATAATCTATTTGCATATGGTCTATTTGCTGGCGGTACAGATGATACTAATGTTGTAAAATATTTTATAGTACTTAAAGTTGTATCTACACTATTTGTAGCGTAAGCCACTGCAGCATAAGTTGTATTTGCAGTTAAACCTGTAATAACTTTTGAAAAAGGTGATGTTATTGGTGTAACAGCCGCATTAGTTCCTGAAGATTGTATTTGTGCTGCTGTTAATGAATTTGAAACAGTTGTTGCTGTAGATACTTGCGAAACTGTTATAGGAAGTTTAGCTCTTATTTGTGCATCTGTTCCTAAACTACTTTTAAAAGCAATTGTTGAAACATTTCCTGAGTTGTTTATATATATATAATTAGATGCAGCAATTGTTGTACCATCTTTATCTTTTACTAAAATATCACTATCTAATACATTGTCAAAAGAATTTGATAAATTAGCAGCTCTACCACTTAAAACTCGTATAACATGTTCATTGCTGTACGTAGTAACTGTTGCACTACCACCTGTATTAACTTTATAATAAAATCCAATAGCCGTTAACCCATTATTTGTAGCATACTCTGCATTTAATGTTACACCTGCATCTGTAATATTTGTACAATCTAATATAGATACATCAGGTGCAGCTATAGCATTTTGTGTTGCTGTAACGGTTCCTGTTAAAAATTTACCAGTATTAGAATATCCAGACGGTACTGTTACCTGTGCTGTTATAGATCTAACTGTATTAGAAGATACTGTTGTATTGAAGTCAGCAGTAAGCGCAACAACAACAGCTATAGGTGATGTTACACTAATAATACCTGCATTATTTACAGAAGCACTAACAGCCGCATCAGAAAAAGCAAATTTTGGTAATATTACTTTAGTGGGACTACTAGCAACAAATGTAGAGTTATCAATAATAATAGTATTTATTGTATTGTCTTTTAAACTATGCTCAAATATACCGTCGGATTTATCTCCTGTTACAAAATAATATATTCTATCTTTTTCAGGATGTGGATAACTTCCAATAACTTTTGCATTAGGATTTGATGATGAAGATAAGCCTAATATATTTTGGTTTGCTAAAAGCTGGTTACCTTTTAAATTTTCTATTACACCAACGTTTGCATCTTCTGAAGTATCTATACTAATGTTTAAAGCATCTCTATAAGTACCTTGAGGAACTATTCTGTCGTCTAGATCTCTTTCAATTCTAGCTTGATTAAAAGTTCTTTTAGTTTGTGCCATTTAATTTTAGTGTTTAATCCACTTACTCTTGCCTCTTAATATTTGAGCAAGTTCTTCTAATTTATAATTACTTAATCTTATTTTAGCATTTCTTAATTTTGCAGAAGCTTCTTTTTTATATAAAGGAACTAAAGCAGCACTTGAGGGTCTTACTTTAGATAAGTTATATAACATATATGCATAAGTTGCATCTTCAGCAAGCTTCGGCATATATACTTTACTTAAATCTGCATTATTATCTAAACCATCACTTATATAATCTAATACAACTATATCTTCATTTCTATTTGCAAATGAACCATCAAAAAATATTAATCCTGCTTTATGATCTATAAAATAAGTTCCAGCAGCATTCATATCCTCTGGTACTCCACCATATCTTTTATTAAAATATGAAAAATTATCATTATTATAATTTGAATAATAATAATCCTGCGCAGATTGTAACGTGTTTGCTGTATTGCTAGCGTCTTGAAAACGTGTTGCTAAAGTTGATTTAGATGCTGTGACTATTGCACCATTGCTATCAAATGTAATATTACTATTACTATCTTGTATTGGTGCAGTAGGATCTCCTGCTCTTCTTTGTGGTAATAATGTTTTTTTAACACCATCTGTTCCAACACAAGATATTTTAATATAGTTTACATAATCTTGCGGTAATGGAAACTGTAAAGAATCACCCAAATCTAATTCAATACTTTTTTCGGAATGCAATATATCATAACTAAATTCTTGCATTGCTCTTTGAGCCCAGAAGTCTAATTCATATCTTGGTATTTTAGGTAAAGCTTTATCTTCACCTATATAAGCAACCATAAAGTTATTAATTATGTCTTCTAAACTAGTTCTACTATAATAGCCTAATCCTTTAAAATCAGATGGTATATTACCACTATCACTTTGATGTTGTGCATAATACTGCTGTTCAGTATATTGTTTTCTAGTTTCTGCCATTATTGTTCAGATTGAATTATTTGTTGTTCTTTTGCAGATGCCACCTGTGTTATATCTGCAGCTCTTATAATAACTCCTGCATAAGCAAGTATTTTAATAACTAGTTCATGAAATTCAGACGGATGTAACTCAAAATTTTTATAGTTATTATCCGATGTATTTGCAACAATTTGACCTGCTGCAGTACCACCTACCCAATTAGGGTCATTTGGTTTTCTTATATAATTAATTCTTATACTTGATATGCCTGATGTAGGATTTACAACTAAGCCACCTTCATGTAATACATATACCGGTGATGTAGTTGTTGGTTTTGCTAATGGTGACCTATTTAAAACATTTAATAATTTATTAGTTGTTTCTTGTATAGGTATATTTACAGAATTTAATATATGAAATACACTACTAAGTCTATAAAAATTACTCGGATAAGCATAATAGTTAGCGGTTGTATTACCAGCAGGATTAGTAAAAGTTGCTGAATCTATTGTTTCTTCATTTTCAAATAAAGCTATTTTTTCTTCTATGTTTTTTCTTATATCAGAATAATCTGAAGAATTTGTTATAGCATAGTTTCTTGAAGAAAAGTAACCTTCAAATATTTCATTCTGTGCCTGCTTAGCTAAAGTATTAAACTCAGCTGGCGTTACATAACCTCTATTTTCTTTATTTAGTATATTTAATACTGTTTTATAAACACTATCTGTAAGTACCATTATTTATTTATTAATTAGTTAGCTATGGCTAAGCGAATAACCATAGCCAGGTGTTTTACGAAAGCTTTTTTTGTATAGCTTTCATAACGTCTACTCCTTTATCTGTTTTAAGAAAACGAGCAAACGCTGTATAAGGATGTTCATCAAATGGTACTTTCATTATTGTTTTACCATTTTTAGCCCATTTAAATACTGTATTATCATCAGTTAGATTTACTAAATGTGATTCTACAGCTCTATTTGCAAGGTTTCTAAGTTTTATATCTTCATCATTAGCAATTTCAATAAATAACTCAGGATTATTTTTTGCAAATAAATAACAATCTCTTTTTATTTCTTTTGTAGACATTTTAGTTACATCTGAACCAACTTCTGTTCTAAGTATAGCTTCAAGATGTTCTATTTCTAATTCTTGAACTAATCGTTGTGCTTCGATTTCTTGTTCAATCATATCAATATCATCTTTAGCTTCTTGAATTGCATCTAGTTCTTCCCATAACCATTTATCTGGATGATATACAGATAAAAGTTGTTGTAATAAAGGATTATTTCTTGGAACAACAAGTGTTCCGTCTGTAAATACCACATGATCTAACTGTGCATATTTATCTTGTTCCTCTACAAATAAACTTTTTTGATTACTTGCATATCTAATTTCTCTATTAACTTTTTTATCTTCATCAAACCAAAGCATCCCAGTGCTTCTTATTTTATAAGTTAAAGGAGAAGAGTCTTTTAGTTTATATGTTCTATCTTTTAATTCCCAATTTGTCATAATATATAATTTAATAAAATAAATAAAGATTGAGGTGCCTGTTAAGACACCCCATCTTTAAATTAAAATTAGTCTTTTAGTAAAAAGAAGTTATTAGCTCCTTGTACTATTAAACATCTTTCAGATAAGAATGAAACTCGCATTTCATCTGTAGTAGTAGTATAAGAACCACCTACAGAACCTGTAATCCAAGTTTTCATTTTTCTATCATCAGTTTCAGAAGCTCTATATCTTACGTGTAAGAAAGGTCTTTTAATATTTTGACCTAAATCTTGATCGTAAACTGTAGAAGTTCCAGCAGGAATTAAAACACCTTCAATATCTGTAAATAAACCTCTTGTTCCAAAGTCATTTAAATATTTCCAGTCAGTTTTATAGAAGTCATATCCACCTCTTCTAAATCCTGAGAACCCTAAATTTAAAGCCATTTCTTCACTGTTGTTAAATACACCATAAGAAGTACCGCCAGTTCCATAAGAGTTCTTAGCAGCAAGTGCATCATCAATAGCTAAAGATAAAGACTTATCGATATAAAGCATGTTTTCTTCAACAGCTCCATTTTTATCTAATTGTTTTAATATAGTATCAAAACCATCCATATTTGTAGCTAGTTCTGTAGAAAGATCTGTATAAACATTTCCTCTACTACCTAATGCAGCAAATAAACCTTCTGTTCCACCTCCTGGTGATGCAGCTTGAGCACTTTTAACAGATTCTATCATAGACATTTCTAGATAATCTTCAAATCTTTGACGAGTTTCGTGCTCAGATTGTAAATACCATAAATATCCAGAAGCTCCTTGCTCAGAAGTAACTTCAATCCATCCTATTTGCGCAGTATCAGAACCATTGATTTGATAATTATCTTTCAATATCATTGGCTTATTAGTATAAGAAGAATAACTAGCATCAATTGAGCCAGCCATTCCGTCTGTACCTTTTGCAAATTCAGATCCATAAACTAGTACATGGTAATGATCTCTATTAGCAGCACTAATAACACCATTCCAGTTACCAGAATCTAAACAGGAAGCTACAAATGTTGTTGTGTCGTTTGCAGCAGCAGTTCCAGCAGTAGTTACAATACCTTTTCTTACAGGTCCTGTATTTACTCCCGCGCTAGTTACAGCTTGAACCATAATAGTTTGTCCTACTCTTATTGCTGCAGCAGCATCAGCAGGATAAGCAGTTCCGTCAGGATTTGCTTCTAAACCTACAGTAAATGTGTTTGTAGCAATTTGTGTTACATTTTTATATGCAACATGTAATCTACCTTGTTCTACCCATCTTATTTCATCAGAAGCTGAAGGCATCTCTGCAGATACTAATTTTAAGAAACCACCAATAGATCTGTTTCCATAAATTTCAGCTTGCTTTTCATAAACATCAGGTAAGAACTGGTTTGTAAAATCAAAATTGGTAATATAATTACCTTGGAACAGTTGGCCTTTGCTAGGCGAAGGCGTCAAATGTTCTATTCCAGTTGTTAGTGCCATTTTTTATAAATTTATTGTTTAAGTTTAACTCTAAGTTTTGAACTAGAATTACCTGAAACAACTCTAAATTTTTGTCCAGATTTAGTTTCAATAAATCCTTCTTTTCTTGGTTCCATATTTATATTTTTAGCTTCTTTTGCACTTTGTTGTAAAGCATCGGCACGGCCCTGCTCATAAAAATGCTGAGCTATTTTATCTGCATTTCTTGCAGTAAATAAAGCTTTATGATAACCACTTGCATTTTCTAAATCTCCTTTATCATTTAAAAATTGATTTACAAAATTTGCAAGATTAGATTGAGCATTCTTTGTTTCTGTAACATTACTGACTTTATATCTATATTTGTTATTTCCAACCTGGAAATCAAATCCTTTAAAGTCGTTACTAAAAACATTTTCTGTTCTTTGTAAAAATTTATCTGTTATTTCTTTGTTTATTTCTTCGTTCCTTTTTGAATCTTCATAAAACTTTAAAGCATTTTGATATTGTTCAGGTATTTCGTTTTGCTTATTCAACTTGATGTCAGCATAATATTTATCCCTATTAACAGTAAAAAACTGTCGAGCTTTATGTATTTCTTCTTTGTATGCGCGCTTTTTAGCACGTATTTCTTTAGGGTCATCATCTTCAGTATATGAAAAATTATCTTCCATATATTCTGATATTTCAGATTGTTCCCATGGTTTAGATTTTGTATAATATTCTCTTAACAATTCACTATCTTTTAAACTAGATATATCTTTATTAAGAGCTACATAATCTTCAATTGAACCTCCAGTTTCATCCATAAACTTTACTAGCTTATCAACATTTTCTGGTAAATTTACTTCAGGTTCTTTTGGTTCGGGTTTTTCGTTTACTTCAGCCGCTCGTTGATCAACTTTAGGTTGATTAGTTTCAACTTTTTCTGGCTGTTTATTTTCTTCTTCTTTTATAAGTTCAATAGGAGAATCTATTTCTTCCCCTTGTTCTTCCTTGTCACTTTTATTGTTTTCTTCTTGTTTATTTTCTCCGGCAGGTTCTTTAACTTCCTCTTTGTTTTCCTTTTGAACTTCTTTGCTAGTTTCGGATCCGTCGCGTACAGATACCTCATTTGTGCTTTGCTTCTGAACGGCATCTTTTTCTTTATTTTTTAATTTATCTAAATCTACTTCCTTTTACTTTCCACTTTTCCATAATTTAATAATATATAATAATTTAAAATTTATTTAGGTTCAAATCTTGAAAGATCAATTCCACCTAAAACATCGTTACCTTTAGATTCAAATGGCTTAGAAGGTTTTACACTTCGTACAGGTTTACTAAGCTCTACTTTTTCTTTTGAATCTAACTCCATTTGTTTTAATTTCATGTTTAAATCAAATTCAAACTGCATTAATTCTTTTTTTGTTCTAGCCTCTGTTTCAAGTTTTTGTATATCAAAATTTTTCTGTGCTTCTTGAAGCTTCATTTTTGATTCAACTTTTACACTTTCAGCTTGAGCTTTTGCTAATTCAGCAGCTTGCGCAGCCTGAGCATTAGCTTGTGATTGAGCAGCAATATTTCTTTCTGCTTTAATTTGATCCGCAGCTGCTTTTTTAGCTCTTCTAAATTTTAATAATTGATTAGCTAATTTTATATTTTTTATTGCTCTAATATCAATTACATCTTCTAATTGTATTTGATCTTTAGATAAAGCTTGTTGTATATTATTTTCAACTAATTGTTTTTCATCTTCATCAGGATCTAATTCTATAAATACACCAAAATCATGTAAATGTATATTGTTTATTTCTTTTAACGCACCTACCGTAAATCTTCCCAAACTTTTAATAAATACATCTCTTTGAGGATGATAAGCTAATACATCTTTTAATCTTATAGATATTGCTTCTGCTAGTTCACTAGTTATATACATAGAACTATGTAATATATGTCTAGTAGCTGTATTAGAATTTGCAGCTGCTAATTTTTGTACACCAACTAAAGCATGAGGATCTGGATCAGAACCATCTCTTGCTTCATTTAATCCAGTCACATCTCTTATCATATTTAAATAATAATTATATGACTGTATTAAAAGTGCCGATTGCTGACCACCACCCCCTGGTAATTCTTGAATAGGTACTTTACCTGGGTTTGCGTCACCATCTACAGTCATTGAACGACCGATAATAGATCCTGTTTGAAAATATAAATTTAATGCTTCTTGTGGATTATAGTTTGTACCATTTCCTAAATCTATTTCAGATAATCCATCAGCATCTACAAATACACCAGATGGTGTCATTCTTTGTATTACCTGCTGTAATTTTAGATGTGTTAATTGTATTAAATCAGCATAAGTAACCATTCTGCTAACTAAGCTTTCAATTTTACCTTTATAAAATCTAGGTGCACTAACAACATAATTCATCATAACCGTATTTACATTTGAGTCAGGACGAACCATGTTTTCAGCTTTTTGCCATTTTAAAAGTTTATTAGCACCTAAAACCATAACACCTTCATATATAACTTCTCTTGCTTGTGCTACTTTTTCAAATCTTGTTCTTTGATCTTTAGGCGGATTAAAAGTATCATCTTTTTTAATTGCTTTTTTAGCACCAGAAGATGTTTCTTTTATTTTAAATACACTTTGTTCCCATGTTTTATAATTAAAATACATTACAGTTAATGTATTAGAATCATATGAATCATCAGAATCATTATTTGTATAATCATATTGGTTAATCTTGCTAGATCTTCTTACACAATCTTCAAACTCTTCATCTGATAATTCAGGAAATTGTTTTTTAAGCTCATTAGATTTTATTTGTTTTATTTCACCAAAATAATATACATCCTGAAAATTAGGATCTTCCGTATAAGAATATATTAAATTAGCAGGATCTACGTATTCGAGTTTAATACCGTCAGTATTATTAAAAGTATGCTTAGCACAAGATATACCCAGGACAGTTTGGTCATAATCTAAACGTTTTTTAAGTTCATAATAATGGTTTCTTTTAAATACATTGTCAATAGCTTGCTCATGAGCCAACTCAATAGCTTGTTTATATCCTATTTGCATATGTAATTCAAGCTCTTCATCGCTTTCAGGAGTTGGTTGACCCGAAAAGTTTTCAATATTTACACCTAATTTTGTGTCAACTTGTTTTATAAAATCTTTTGTATTCATATCCTCAAGCGTCATTTCTACAAAATCAGTTCTTTTTTTTGTAGAAGAAGGATCTTGTGCAAATGCTTTAATTGTAAATAATCTATCTTGCATACCATTTACAACTATATCAACAAACTTTGGAATTATAGGTACAGGTTTCCAATCAAGATTTAAATATGATAAATCACCATTTATAGAAAATTCATCTTTATATTTTTGTATTGACTGTTCACCTCTAGCATATAATTTTAGTCTATGGAACTCTCGTTGGTTTTGAAGAAACCTACCTGTACCGGCACTTTTTCTAAACCACTCATTTTTTATACCTCTTGCCACTTCCAATCCGTACTTTTCACTAGCTTTTGTAGCGTCATCAACCGACTGGCTGGGAAATTGAGTTGTATATCCTGTAGCTTCTGCCATTATTATAATATTTTACTTTTTAATCCTGAATTATTATATTTAGAAAATCCAAAATCTATTTTTCTTGTTTGTCTTTCTGCTCTTGGAGCATATAAATGTCTTTGGCAAGCCATTATAGCTAAACCACTACTTATTGAAGCATCAAACTTTGTTCTATTGTTTATATTAAACTTAGACCAATCTTCGAGTGTTCTTTGAAAATACATTCTACCATGCTCTTCATTTATTATACCTACATTTTCTTCTATGTAAGATTCTATCGCAGATGCATGAGCTTGTCTTATATCTTCTGATGTATTAGGTATACCACCTAATTCTTTTTCTGTTACAGATAATTTATTTCTAACTTTATCTGGGCGGTTCATAGAAAATCCTCTATAACCTCTCCTTTTTAAATGATATAATAATCTAGGTTTATTATTTTCTGCAAGTATTGGCATACCATAAAATACTATTGCCATTAATACATCTTCAAAAAATATTTCAGC